GAACCCCATTATCTCGCTCAATTTGGTATCATTTGGCAAACTTCGAAGTAACGCGTTAAATTCATGCCAATGTAACTTATCTCGCATTAAATCAATATTATACGCTTGTCTAAATGCTGAATACAGATAACTACCATCTGCTTCGAATGATAGAATTATATCCTTGCTTGAATCATTGCTTCTCGCAGGCGTTAACTCTCGAACAATGTAAAATTGAACCATTGCATCATAATATTCGTACAAGTCGATTAGATTAAATTCTTTCCCTTTTTCAAATTGCAAAATGTCGGTATAAACCTTTACTTCTTCCTCTGACAAGTCGAATATTTGCTTGCTGATAATCCGACCGAATGCAAGCCATAAACGAAAGTCTGTATTAATCGAAAAAGGACTACCATCTACATTAATGGTAAATGGTAACCCTCTTATAAGGTCTAGCATTATTTAACTCTAAAAACCTTGTCTGATTTTCCGATAGCATTTAACAATTCGATCATTTTGTCAACTTCCATGCTATTCATTTTTTCACTTGCTGAAGCTTGTGTATAATCTTCAATCGGTTTATTGTAGCAATTTACAATGTTTAAATATAAAACATTGATTTCATTCGGATCAGATTCTTCAAATTTTCCAATCAAATCAGCAACTTTTTCCTTACCTATAAGGCTCGAGCAAAACTCGTACATTTTCTTGCATTTATTTTTGAATGGTTCTGAAACTTTCTGATTTAATAAATCGACTGCTTCCAATTCTCCCGCTATCTTCATGCTGTACTTTGGTAGTTCAATAACTTCTCCGTTTTTTACGATTGTATATTCCATTCCGTTTCACTCTCCTTTTTTATTAACACATAGCTTTATGCTATCCGATGACATGTGTTAGGTCGCGTGTAGTTTAGTAGGTCTACCAACCTTGATTTTATTAAGTTGTAAATACAGGAGTTCCATTTGTGATGACTACACTTCCATCATCAATCACACCGCCTAGTTTTAGGCTAAAATCTAATGCTTTATCAAATGGAGCAAGTGATCCAAATACAACTGTGGAATCAGCACATAACCAACCTGTATAGTTTGTTGTTTCAGGAAAGCAAACAAGTACATTCACATTGCAAGCTGTTCCGGTTGGTCTAGCCTTGAATTTGTCATAAAAAAACTCAAACGCATCATCTCCCTGCTTTAGTGCGATATTTGTTGGAATTTCAATTTGGTTACTTCTCACTTCTTCAACTGCATTTGCGTACATTGCATAATCAACTGATTCCGTTTGTGGATTCATTGCGATTGATTGCTCTGTCGCGAATCCGATTCTTTTCCAAACGTAAGTTCCAACTGTTACAGATGTGTCAACGAAAATCGGAAACTGTTCCCTGCTTAAATCAATTATTGACATATAATTCTCCTTTTCTTACTAAATTGTTTATAGTTTTGTGTAACTTACTCGTGCCTGGAATTGGTACTTACACAAATTCAAATCCTGGTCTACTAAAATGCTAGGTACTTCTTCCAATATCTCGACTTTATTCGTGATAAATCCATCTCCAAAATCAGGCAATGTTGTTTCTGTACTTATCCATTCTGCCAAGCCAAGCACGGATTCCATTGAATCAATATTCGTGTCGGATTGCTCCAAGTCATATAACTTAATAAAATCAATGGCAAATACTAACTCATTCTCGCTCGCACCACTTGCATAAGGTGTGATCACATTGTCACTGATCGGATTGAGCGACACGTTATTTTGTTCCATTCGAACTGCGTTAAAATATAGCCAATCAGCTATAATATCGCACGTTCCAAGCCATTCGTATAATGTCTCTAACTTTGTCATATCAACTCTTTCCTTTCAAAAACTTAGTGACCGACCTAGCAAGTCTTTCCTTGTCGGAACTCGTCAAGCGTCTATCCCAATAAGCCGATGCATTCGTGTGCATTTCCTTACTCATATTGAAATTTGTACCTGTGTATAATCTGTGTGCGTAAGGCTGTATATAAGTGATTGTTTTCGGTGTGGTGTCATAAGTATTCGCTAACATTCCTGTTTGCATCGGAATATATTTGTTTAATGCCCTTGCGACTTCTTCGCTGTAAAAACTACCAACTTCGGGATTGTCCGTTACGATTCGCTTTACAATCTTTGTTTTGTCCTCATTCCAAATTAATTCTATTCTTCTTGACAAGACATCACACTCCCTTAACTTGTACTTGCACCATTGCCATGCTGTTACTGTCTGCCACGTTTACAAATTTAACCTTGCAACAATCTTTCTTGTATTTATTCGCAATGGCTGATATAGTGCCGCTTGTTGGCGTTTCTGACACATCTTCGCCACAAATGATATAATCTTCATCGTTGACTGAAAAGCCTTTGGTTGTGTCAATTATCCACGTTGAGTATGGAAGATAATCTTTTCCAAATGGAATCAATATTGTGAAATCATAACCGATTCCAACTGTATTTCCATTTACATCTGTATGGCTAGTTTTTTTATACTCACAACCAAACAGCACTGTCTTTTTCCATGTGTCAGTTGTTGCACCAACTCCACTATCTTCTTTTTTAATCTTGCTTAAAATGGTTATTTTCTTATCATACATTTATACCACCTCACTCAAAATTATCGTCTAGGCTTGCACTGATTAACTCTACCGGTAAATATTCAATTGCTAACTGATACAATTCTTGTTCTAACAATGACTTTTGATTGTCGGAATAACTAAACGATTCTATCCCATTACCATAACTTCTTACATTGCCTGTATCAACATTGGTTACCATTTTGTCAATGTAAACTGTCAACAACTCTTTTACTTCGCTGATAATTGTTGTAGCGCTGACAAGTCTATTTTGCGTGAAGTAATTTAATTTTCGCTCGGCTCTAGGCTCCCATATATCAAATTGATCTTCGGTTAGTCCGCCACCGAATGCGCTATATTCTGAAAATGTTATAAATGCCATGTTATCACTTCTTTCTTAAATTCCCCAACCACTCTTGGAATGATTGGGGATTGTGTGATTAATGATTAAGCAAAATCTACTAATAGCTTCGCATCTAGGTCTTTTACTCCATAGATAATATCAAATGAAACTTTGTCTGTTTTGGTTGATGCATCGTAATCCATAACAACCCTAACAGCTAATCCGTTTGCGCTTGCTACCGCTGCTTTAGCTGCTCCCATTGGAAGTGCTAACTGACGCGTTACTAATGCAAGTCCGTTTCTATGGAATCCTAAAGCATGAGCCTTGTTAATAATTTTTACAGAAGTTGCATCTGTAATTGTTGCAGGGATTTTCTGATCAACTTTCAATGTACCAGCACTTGATACAAGTGTTAAATCTTCGGTTACTGTGTAAAGGTAACCACCTACAATAAATTTATCCCCAACTTTAATAGTTGCGGTTGCTGCGGATCCTGCTGATACTGTGAATTCTGTCGCGCCTTTAGTTCCAACAACTTTGAAAGCTGTTACAGTTCCAGGAGTTGTTGATGCATTCTCTGGTGCGTTCTGTGTCATAAATGTTTCACATGAGTAAACCATTCCGATTTCAGATGTTTTCAACGCGTCCGAATCACCTTTGTAACTTGCTTTCGCAAAATTATCAAGAGTGTTGTATTTGTAAAGTGTGGTAGGCGGCAACATTAAATATCTGTTTGCTCTAGGCGCTTTCTTAATATCTAAAGCTTTTCCAACTCCTGCGATATCTGTAATAACTGGAGTGCTAGATACGGATACTGTTGTATCTGCCTGTGCGATACCAACAGTTAAAAGGTCGATGTCGATAGCTTGTGAAATCGCAGATAATGCAGGCGTAACAATTTGCTCTGAAAAGTCTTTGATGTCAAGTGTTAATTCTTTTGCTGTAACATTTACAGTTACATCACGATAACGATCAAGTTTAACATCTACTGAACCCTCTGTGATGTCTTGTGCTTCTACTGTTCCTAAAAAGTTTTTAGCAACAAATGAAGCAGGCTTTCTTACTGTAATTGTATCTCCTACTTGCACAAATTCATTTGCGTAATCTCTATGAACTAAATTAGCCATAGTTAAGTTTGATTCAAGCACCATAAGTGCTTCTTTTGCGATAATATCAGGTGTTAATAATGTGTTTGACATGGTTTTTATCTCCTATTTTCTTTTTACTTGCCTTGTCGGAAAGCTTTGTATTCGTCATAACTCATTGATTCTAATGATTTATGTGTTCCAGTGTTTCCGCCAGGCATTATAATTGGTTGTTGTTGTGGATTTGCTAAATCTTCAGGCTTTACAATTGCTTGAAAGATGTCGGAATCTCCCTTGCCTTTAAATTGTTCGTCAGCAAGTGCTTTCTTAAACTCTTCAAAACGTCCTTTTTCAACTAAATCATGGTTAAATTTTTGCTCGCCCTTGATTGTGCTAAAACGTTCTAGCAATTCCTGATTGATTTTTGCTTGTTTTTCGGCTTCGATTCGCTCCGATTCGCCTTTTTCGTAAGTTTGCACTTTATCTTGTAACTCTTTCAAGGTCGATTCTGTTCCATCTAATGCCTTTGCTTTCTCTGTTAATTCCGTGATTGATGCATCTTTTTCTACAACCTGTGCTTTCAACGTTTCCAATTCCGATTTTACGGATTGTATTCCATCTCCGTACAGTTGCATGATGCTATCAATAACTTCTTTTTCTTCAATTCCTAACTTTTTCAAATCTTCCCTTTTCATATCTTATCTCCTTTACAGCGTTTAACGTGTACCACACGATCGGATTTTTGGACATACTGTCCTATTCACTATATATTGTATAACTTTACACGTTTCTTGTCAATATGTAGTGTAAATGGCAAAACAGCAACAAAAAAGCAAGTATTTCTACCTGCTTAATTGCATTACTTTCTTCCATCATACACTGTTAATCTGTTCAATTTCGGACTTAATCCGACCTGCTCGCTAACTTGCTTATAATATACAGTTTTCGCCTTAATTTGTTTATTTAATTCGGTAACCGCAATCTTATCATTTACCTTATCCAATTGATTCCGTTGGTCTTTTAATCTTCGAATATCTGTTTCAATTCCACGCTGAACTTGACTGGCTTTATATCGTGTAGTTTCTTTCGTGATATAATTTCCATCAGCATCTTTTTTATAGGATTGATAACTAACTTTTTTAGTGGATTCTCTTTCGGCTTCATCACGTTCCTTTTTACTATATGGATTTTCTGAAATACCTGTAATTCCGTAGCTGATAGAATGCCTACAATTTAATTCGCCAGGTTGACGTTCTAGAGTGCGCGAAACTCGTTCCCACTCTTTTTCAGTGTAGTCATTTCCATTAATCAAAATGATCCTCGGCGCAGTTTGCGTGCAATGAGATATAGACATGATTTCCGCCATATTGATTCGCTTGAGTTTTTCTATATTCCATATTCAGATTTCTTACTCCATCAGATAAATTTTGACGAACAGAAGAATCTAATCTCCGACTATATCCACTTTCGTAATTAACAACTGCTAATCCATTCTTAGATAAATCTTTCACTATCGTCCTGATTGCTGTTTGATAATCCGTAACACCCTGACTTACTTCAAATATTCCACGATTTA